TTCCTGATCAAACGGAAGGTACTGGAAGCGGGCGTGGACTACACGCCGATCCCGAACCTCCGGAAGGCGGTGTTCGGCGAGGACCGGCATTTCTGCATCCGTGCGGTGTGCCACGGCTTCGAGATCTGGGCGGACAGCCACTGTCAGCCGGTACATCTCTATCGGAACAAACACTACGACGACTACATTGGCGGGAGGGCGAAACCATGTTTCAGGAAGTGAAGGATACGCTGCCGATCAGCGGGGACGATTATGATGGACAGATCATCCGCGAGATTAAGGCGTGCGCTCTGGATCTGACGACATCCGCGGAGATCGAACTGCCGGGGACGATCGACATCACGGTCAGCGCGCAGGGAGTCATTACGGACAACAGCACACTGACGGATGAGCTGATCATCACGACGATCGCCACGTGGTGCAACATGCGGATCGGAAACCCGCCGAACTATGACCGGCTCCTGGCGGCTTACAACAGCCTGAAGGGGCAGCTTCGCCTGAGCAAGACCTACACGACCAGCGAGGTGACGACGGAATGAGGATGATGACCAGCTGCACGCTGATCGCCTTCAGCCCGGACGCGCACGAAGTGGGCCAGGATCCTGTGAGCACCCGCCGGAAGGTGAAGTGCCAGGAACTGAGCCTGATCCGGTCGGACAGGTACCAGGCAGGGGGTGAAGGCCTCGCGCCGGAAGCCCGGCTGCTGATTCCCTATGACCGGGACTACAAAGGCGAGCGCGATCTGGAATACAAGGGAGAACGCTGGAGCGTGATCGCAGCCGATCCTTACAAGGACTGGAACGGCGTGATCCTGGACATCCAGAGACAGAAAGGCAACACCGGGACGGATAACGGAACGGTGCCGACGCCGGCAGTAACGCCGGCACAGCCGCAGGAGGTGGGTTAAATGCCGGAAGAGTACACGACCCTGGTCACGGCCCTGAAGGCACTCACGCAGGGCGAGGAGTCGAACGTGAAGACCCTGCCGATGGCTGAAAACGAATGGAACACCCGGCCGGACTCTGACAGCTACGGGATCGTGGCGCTGGACTACGAGGCGGACGCGCTCTACGGGGACAACCTGAAGACCGTGATCTCCTACGAAGGCAGCGTCGACCTGTTCAGCCGGAAGAAGGATGGCGACGGATGGGTGGAAGAGATCGTCAACACGCTGAAGGCATACTGCGACGGCGCGTGGAGCCTGAACAGTCACATGTACGAGCGCGAGAACAGAATCTTCCACTGGGAGTGGGTTTTCCAGGTCGAGGGGTGAAAATATGGCGTTCACGATGCAGACGTCCGGGATGGCAGAGCTCACCAAACGGTTGGAGAAGCTCGGAGAAAAGGCGCAGGGAGTTGCGTCGCTGGCCCTTTATGAAGGCGCTGGCATGATGGCTGATGAGATCAGCAAGGCGGTGCACGGCATCACCACAGAGCCTTTTCGCTATGGAACGATAGAGAACAGGCGCAAGCCATCCCCGGAGGAAAAGGCGATTCTGGAGAACGCACGGAAAGGTGTTGCGAAGTTTCACAAGTCACCGGACCGTGTAGACACCAGTATCGGTATGCAGAACAGTGGATACGCGGAGCTGAAAGGCAAAACCGTGCCAATCCCACTGATCGCGAACGCCATTAACTCCGGGACCAGCTTCATGCAGAAACAGCCGTTTATGCGGAGGGCATTGAGCAAACGGCGCGCTGCTGAGGCGAAGATCGAACAGGAACTCGAAAAAAGGCTCGACGAACTGAGCCTGGACTAACGGAGGAGAAGAACTATGGCGAATCCTAATGTGGGTATGATGTACCCGGTGTTCGCTACGATCACCACGCACACGGATGGATCCATGCCGACCTATGGCACCGGGTTCGTGATCCAGGAAGCGCGGAACGCGACAGTGAACAGGGAATACCAGAACAACCCGCTCTACGGCGATGACCGGATCGTGGACGATGACAACGGTATGACCGGTCTGACGATCAGCTTTGAGCCCACGGGCCTGAGCGAAGACGATCGGAAGAAGCTGCTGGGCGAGGAAGAGAGCGAAGTCACCGGCATCAGTGGCCAGTGGGTGAGCGACAACGAGACGCCCTGGGGCGGCTTCGGCTTCATCCGCAAGATGCGGCAGAACGGCACGAAGAAGTTCGAGGCGTGGCTCACGCTGAAGATCAAGTTCCAGGAGGAGACGATGACCACCAGCACCAAGGAGGGTACCATCACATGGAACACTCCCACGCTGAACGGACGCGCCGCCGGACTGTATGTGGACTCCAGCGACAAGCTGCGGTTCCAGCTGCATGAGACCTTCGACACCATTGCGGCGGCGAAGAGCTGGCTGAATACCCGGCTGAATGTCAGCACGAACTGACGGACACTTTGGGGGCCCGGGCGACCGGGTCCCCTGCTTTTTGCAGCAAATCTAAGAAAACAGAACAAGAGATAAATCATAATTTGCGGCATGAAATGGCCGCAATGTTTTTGTTTTACAAAAGGAGAGAGAACAATGGCAGACATTAAGATTGGCGGGCGGGAAATACCGCTTTTGTACACGACCTGGGAGCTGATCGCTATCCAGGAGGAAATCGGATGCACGGGGCACCAGCTGCGGGATGAAGTTTTCGGGATCCGTCTGGAAAACGAGGACGATCCAAGCAGTGTGGTTTTTGATTGTGTGACGGACGGGAAGAAGACAAAGAAACTGGGCACACTGATCCGGATCTTGGGGAACGCCGGCCTGGAAGAGAAAGGCGAAAAGGCGGACCTGACAGATAAATGGATTCTCCGGAACATGAAACCGGGCATGATCCTGCTCTACGCGGTGGGCGTGTATGCAGTGATCAACGCCGGAAACCAGATGGAGGTCAAACATGAAGAGACCGGCCCGGTGGATGAAGGCCTGGAGGAAGAACAGGCAAAAAAACAGCCAGGGAACTGACCTACCTGCGGGTCGTTTCCTACGGACTGATCGCAGGACTGAAGAGAGACGAAATTAACCGGATGCGGCCGGGGGAGATCCTCGACCTCTATTATTACCGGATGCAATATGACCGCAGCATGATAAGGATGTGAGACGATGGCCGTTAACTTGAAACTCGGCGTGGATATGTCCGCATTTAAGAGCGGCATCCAGGAAGCAAATGCGCAGCTGAAGACCTTTGACGCGCAGCTGAAATTCGCGGAGACCACCTTCAAAAAGACGGGCGACGCGGAAGCGGCCATGGCCACAAAGACGGACGCACTGTCCAACAAACTGAAGGTGCAGAAGCAGGTCGTGCAGCAGTACGAGAAAGCGCTGCAGGACATGAAGAGCGCCGGCGTGGAACCGGCGAGCAAAAGCTATCAGCAGATGCAGGCGGCCATGCTCAACATGCAGAGCGCGGCCAATGAGACGGAGATCGCTCTGAACGGCCTGAGCACCAGCCAGCTGAACGCAGCGACCTCCGCGGACAAACTGAATAACAGTGTCAGCAGCATCGGGAAAAAGATGTCCCTGGACCAGGTGATCGGCGGGATTGACAAGATCACCAGCGGGCTGGAAAATGCCGCAAAAAAGGCCGTGCAGCTGGGTGAGGAACTGTGGAACAACGTCATGAGCCGGGCCCAGTGGGCGGACGATACCGCCACGGCTGCGCTGATGTATGGGATCGATCTGGATACGTACATGCGGATGCAGAAGCTGGTCACCAACGGATTGGACACCAGCGTGGACGCGATCCTGACATCCCAGAGCAAACTGAAGCGCGGGATCGGTTCGGACACGAAGGCTGTGTCGAAAGCCCTGAGCGAAATGGGGATCGCCCTGAATACCGTGGTTGGGCAGGGCAAATACGGCCCCATTGAGCAGGCGAAGGATTCCATGGAACTGTTCTGGGAAGTCGGCCAAAAGCTGATGACCTGGGGCGATGAATTCCAGAAAGAGGACATGGCGCAGAAGCTCTTCGGAAGGGGCTGGAAAGAACTTGTACCGCTGTTCTCTCAATACAAATCCATAGACGAATATAACGCAGCGCTGCAGGAAGTGAATGTCAGCAGCGAGGAAGACGTCAACGCGCTAGCGGAACTGAACGACAAGGTCGGTGAACTGAAGGGCAACCTGGAGCAGCTGAGCACGGACATCCTGGCGCAGCTGGCGCCTGCACTGACCGAAGGCGCGGAAGCGCTGAATGGACTGCTGACAAGTCTGCTTGATTATCTGCAAACGGATGAAGGCAAGGAAATGCTGAAGAGTCTGGGGGACGCCGTCAGTGGGCTATTCTCAGATCTGAGCAAGATTGATCCGCAGGAGGTCATCTCAGGCTTTACCGGTGTGTTTAATACGGTCATCAGCGGCCTTGACTGGCTCGTGCAGAACAAGAACAGCGTCATTCACGCGCTGGAGGCCATCGTGATCGGGTGGGCTGGGCTGAAGCTGACCGGCGGAGCGCTGGAGATCATGAAACTGATAAACGGTGTGAAGACCTTTAACGGAATTGACACCGGAACGCCGCAAAATGTTACTGGTGGCGACGGTACTCTCCTGGCAACCGGAACAAGTGGTGGCGGATTCTGGTCGAACCTGCTGAATAAGGCGACCCTGTTCGCCGCTGCGAACGCCATGTACGAGGCAACAGAGGGCCAGATCCGGAGCAATGTTGACAACTTCAACAAAGCAACTGAGGGGATGACGGACGCACAGAAGAACCGGGAAGCGCTGCGAATCGGTTTCGGTATGACAGATGAAGAAATTGATACTTATATCGACAACGTAAACCAGAAGGTGTCCGAAGGACATGACATCCTACTTCCGACTGAACTGGAACCGGAAGAAAATGCTGCCCAGAAACTGGCTGAAGAAGTTGGGACCGTTACCGTTCCGGCTTCTTTGGATTGGCGTCCGTCATATCAGCAGGGATACCAGCAGCAAGTGCCGGGATTCGGAGGACACGCCAACGGCCTTCCGTTTGTTCCGTATGACGGATACCTGGCGCTGCTGCACCGCGGGGAGCGGGTCATGACCGCCAGCCAAAATAAAAGCTACACATACAACAATAACACATACTTCGGCAGTGTGAACCTGCACAACGGGCTGGAGATCGACGCGCTGACGGAGAGCATCGCCAGGAACAACCGCAGGAAGAACAGCGGCTACGGAGCATAAGGAGGGCGGCATGAAGTATTCATTCATCTGGAACAACGTGAGTTGTGCCACGAAGGGGATCCGCCTCCAGAGTATGCCGGAGATCGTCAAGCCGGAGGAGCGGGTGAATCACGTCACCATCCCCGGCCGCAGCGGCGAGATGACGCTGACGGAAGGCGACGACATCTATAACAGCTACATTCAGACGATCCCGCTGATCATCGACAACGCGGCAGACGTGAAAGCCGCGGAGGACTGGCTGCGGGGGGGCGGGTGGCTGACCTTCAGCGGACAGCCGAACCTGTGCCAGAAGGCCCGGGTGATCAACGCGGTGACCTTCACAAAGCACTCAAGGAACAGCGCCTGGTGGGAAGGCGAGGTGCAGTTCTACTGCGATCCCATCAAGTACGACACGGTGTGGAACAACATCGAAGTGACCACCAGCGGGACTACGGTGAACAACCCGGGAGACATGCGGGCCTATCCGAAGATCGGCATCACCGGCAGCGGCGTGGTGACGGTTTCCGTCGGCGGGCGGACGCTGACAATTCCGGAGTGCGTGGACGGCTACATTATCGATACGGAGAACGAATGGATTCTGTATAACAACGTGCCGCAGATGAACGTCTGCAGCGGGAATTTCCCGGTATTCAACAAGGGAAACAACACGGTAACGTTCACGGGGGCCACAAAGCTGACCATCGAGCCGGCATGGAGATACTTATAAAAACGAGGTGAGACTGTGATCCAACTGTACAACAAGGGC